GCTCTTCTTCGGATTCGCCATCTTCGCCACCTTCGCCATCTTCTCCGGGCTTGTCGGGCTCAGGTTGCTCCTCACTATCCTTCCCGGGACCTTCGCCATCTTCTCCTTCTTCACCTTCTTCACCTTCTTCCGGGTCTGCATCCCAGTCGTATTCGCTGCGTTGTTTCGAGCGCTCTTCTTCCATGATGTCGCACCACAAGCCATCACGGGCTATAATGAGCGAAGACACTAGAGGAATCCCGGCAAGCTTGCCTACATCCTGCATTCTAGCTGTAGCCTTGAAATCGGCGCTGCTAGGGGTGCAGTCAGCTACCGGGTGATTGTGGGCCAGAGCGAAGTGCTTAGCCCCGACAACACACAGGAACTTGAAGGCTTCCCGGGGTTGTGCGATCGTCATATCTAAGGTCCCGACTGTAACTGTATGGACCCCTACAGGTTTCATATCGGGTCCGAACGCTACAGCGATCAGGTGTTCCCGATCTGTATCCCCGATCATATGCCGGCACATTGGCTCAATATCGGCAGCGCTTGTGTAGGGTTGTTCAAAGCCTTCGACTGTCGCCACCTTATCAAGGCGTACACGGTATTCGCTCAAGTAGTCGCCAGTGATACCTTCGGTCACAAGGTCGGGGGTCCCTACGCTGTCCTTAGGCGCGCTGTCGGGGGTCGGGTTAGTCAGTTCGGCAGCGACCTTTTCCGCTTTCGTTCGAGCGCTGTCTACCCTATCACCCGACCCACATATCATGCAGATCATACGGGCTTTCTTGTCTCCATCGGGGTCATAGAAGGCTTTCTCGCCCTTCTCGATTGTCGCGCTGCATTGCCTACATGAGCCCTTATACTTCGTTTCGATTTCAATCAAGGCAGTCATATCTTCTCACTTTCGCTCTGTGTTCCGTTATACTGATCTACTACATGCTTAAGAGCGCTCTCGAACGTTTGGGCTTTGTATAACTGCGCTGCGTTCGTGATACGAATCCCATCTTCCGGGGTCTCTACAAACCCGGGATATCCATAGTGACCCGTCTGATTCTTCTTAGGGAACCAGCCATCCCGTTCGAACGCTGCGAACACTAACCGCCGGAACATGCCGGGATGGATCATAGCAAACGCCAAACGGTCTAGGTCTACTCTGCGACCCGAACGCTTGATACGGACTCTGTGAACTGTTCCCGAACCTTTCCCGTCAGTCGTATCGTAGGCAGCTACAAGGTCCACGCTGTCGCCCTTACGTTCGAGGGAAGTAACAAGGGATAGAAGAGCAGCGCCGAAATTGACTTGATCCGATGCAGACACCCCAGCATGGAAGCAAGCTTGATAGGTGATACGAGTGGTTCGAGTTAGGGAACGGGTCCCCGGGGCTCTCTTGTTCATGCAAAAAGGGCTTCCTGAGGCATAGGCGCTAACGTTCGGGAACAAGCCATCGGGTCGCAGTTCGAAGCCCTTACGCCGGGTTTGTGCCTTCGTAGCGTTCCGAACACTTGGAAGAGCCTTCTTGATCTTCTTCAAGCCTTCGGGCCAACCTTCCCGGGCTAATTTCAAGGTCCCTTCGTATCCTGCATTAAAATCCCAGTCATGATAACCTGTTTGCTGGCTAGACAGATAGGGCTTCTTAGCTACGAAGTCGGGATTCGGGTCAGTGTGTTCGATTGTATCAAGAAAGCTTTCGAAATCCCGATACATATTGAGGCTGTCTACCTTAGTCTGGCTCACTTTTCGCCACCTTCCCGGGTTGCCTTGATCTGTCGGGCTTCCCTACGAACCCGTCTGGCTGTCGACTCTTCGGCTGTCGGGAAACAGTAGGCCGCTTCGGCCTTCGACTGGCTAAGCCCGGCAGCGATCATATGAGCGCCTTTCAAGATAGTCCGAAGGCTGATACAAACGTCTGCTTGAAGGTTTTTTGCTGCTTCCCGAATATCCCAACAATGTGCGAGCCAGTTAGCGCCGATGTCGCCATATCGTTCGGTCACAAGTGAGCGCTCCATATCTAAATCGTAGCCTACTTCATAGAAGGCAAACCTGTTAAGCAGCGCCTTGTCTTGTGCCATTGCTGCCATGTAACCATCATCGGCACCCTCACCTACAGTGTTCGCGCTCAACATGCATCGGAAGTCGGGGTGTTTCTTCACCAGACCGTCTGGGAACGCTGCTATGCCCTGCGACAGCGCCATATGAAGCCAAGCCATGGCTTGGGGGTCTGATCGGTCACAATCGTCAGCCAGAAAGAGCCCACCATGTTCCCATGCATCCCGGAAGGCAGTTCGTAGCACTTCGCCATTGTGAGGTTGGATGTATCCAGAGAAGGCGGAATCATGCGTTACAGCGCCTGTAGCATAGAAGGGGATATCAAGCGCGTTCGCGATCTGTAAGCCTATTTCTGACTTGCCGCTGCCTGCCGGGCCATGAGCCCAGACGTGCTCGCCATTGGCGAAGAAGAGAAGAAGGTCTGCAAAGGATTTATGAACGGGTCCCGGGATTTCTTTGTCCTTCACTTCGGCAGGGGTCACTACCTTGACCTTGATCCTTTTGGGGGTCCCATCATCGGGGGTAGGTTCGGGCTTCTGTTCGAGGATTTCGATACGTTCGAAGAGTTCGGAGAGAGCGCCGATCAACACCTTCCCGGGGGTCTTAGGACCTTCTCCGGGGGTAGGGCTCTCTGCCTTAGGCAAAGGCACCTTCGGAAGGTCTGGGGTCGGGGTAGGGGTCGGGGTCGGGCTTCCTAGCTTGGTTCGGCGTTCGGTCTTTAGGGTGCCTTTGCGGGCCAAGCGCTGGTAGTGTGCTGGGCAGTAGCACTGCTCTGCCAAGTCTTGTGCTACCGGGTCCCCTGCCTTGGTCATAGTGGGACCCCATCGGTCTGCGTCTCTGTCGCATCCTTCGGCAGCACACTGTGTGCCTTCTTCGACTGCTCTTCTTTGTGCCATCTGTCTACTCTCCGTTCGTGTGTAGTGTGTTCGGGTCAATCCCGACCACACTGTATAATATATAGGCTCCTCAGGGCCCTAACAGACCGATATAGCCCAAGTCATAGGAAGCGGAAAAGATTTCCTGTCTTTAGGGTGTTTTCGGGGTGTTTCGGCAAAGATTTCCTGTAAGATTGGACCCGATTTGGGCCCTGTTTTTGGTTACCTAAGGGATAAACGTGTAAGTGTTATATTCGCCTACTACTTGACCGTACTTGGTACCTGGCGCTATAATGTTCCTCGGGCTTGGTATCAAGTCGAATAGGGACCTATACCCATTGGCGTTTTTTGCTTGGGGTCTTTCCGAACGTTCGAACGAACACCTTTTCACTTCTTCCGAACAAACGAGAGCGAACATATGAGCGCGACAGATAGCGCGAACGAACACCAGACCAGCGACAGACCTGCGAGCGAGCGCGCGCGCCTTCGAATGTTCGCAGGTTTGGCTATGTTCGAGAAGTCGACGCCCCACCTGGGCCCGGGGGGTTTTTTTGGATCGCGGAAAAGTTGGGACCCTAATTTTTGTGCGGACTTCCCCTCCACTCCAAATCAGAATCCGCAGTCGTTAAAAGAGACTAGCGCGTTGATAGAAGAGGGCATGAAGCGAGATCCCGTAATTCGCCTGGACGAACCTCATCCAGGTGAGATTGGTGTGGACGAACTTGCTGATTTGATTGGCGCTAGTGTTCGGTGGGTTCGTAAGGGATGTGCGTCAGGAAAGATTCCAGCGCGTAAGGTGGGAGCAGCGAGGGGGCGTAATGGCTGGAAGTATGTAGTTCGGAAAGAGCTTGCAGACCGTATTCGTTTACTCTACCTTCGACGACGTAGGATGCGTACGAACTCTGACCGAGGGATGGTCCGAGATGGAAGAGTCTACCACCATGATGGGACGGTTGAATGAACCTTATTACAACCCGAGTTAGTCCGACGAAAGAAGGACACCTAGAGCTTGGGGCGTATTATTTGATTCGGGGTCAAGGGGAGGGCTTGGAGGAGCTTCCTGCCCAGGTATTTCGCCTCGAGACTTTAGACCGCAACTTTGCCTCTGGAACCCGTGTGTTAACCGGAACCCTCTGGTGGGCAGTGAACATAAATGGTCAGGCTCACATGGGTATGCAGCTTGGTCATTCTATCGCGCTACATCATGTAAGTATAGGTGCCGGAGGTTCGAATCTCTCATCCAAGCATGATTTTCACTTTGAACGAGTTCCTGAGCATATTGTACGTAAAGCCTTGATGGCGCTATTATGAATTTTAAGTCTCTCCAGGAGAAGGCTGCTGCTCCGACTGCTACTGGTAAAGGGCTTTATTCCTTTGGCAAATCTCGTCTGGACCCGGTACTTTATCTTGGACTGGACGTAGCTACCAAACGTGATACTTGCGCCCTGGTTGCTGTAACCCCTGATGAGTCGTTCGAACATTACGCTATCTGGGGGCATCGAATCTGGCACCCTCCTGTGGATCTTGTGACTCAAGTATATCCGGTCCTTCTAAAGCTCTTTACGTCTCATCCCGTTGCAGGGCTCTGGTATGATCCCTACCAAGCGGTCACGTTGGCCCAACAACTTAAGGCTGCTGGTCATGGGCATAGACTCATTGAAGTCAACCAACAGTCTATGATGACGAATGCTGCGAACACTCTACATTCGATGTTGACTGAGAATCGGTTAGCGCTACCTAGTGATGAGGAGCTTCGAGCACATTTCTCCTGGGCTTCTGCTAAGCAGACCGAACGAGGCTGGCGAATTATCAAGCTTGTTCAGACTAAAAAAATTGATGTGGTAATCGCACTGGCAATGGCGCTAATGGGAGCAACGTCCGAAAGTGGTCATGGATCTTATCCTGCATGGTCATCTCAACAACACGTACGTTCACCTTTTGTATTAGAGGGAATAGCATGAGCGCACCTCCCGATGATCTTGAACTCGCCCTTGAGTGGATAGAGTCTTTCCGTAATACTGAGGAAGATGTAACCGAGCCTCTTTTACACGTCCTAAGATTGTTCGTTGAACGTTTAGAGCGCTTGGAACATTCTCTACCTGTTCAACCCTATCTCTAGATGAACCAACACCTCGCTACCTATCCTCAAGGCCAGGATCTTCATATGATCTGGCTGACTCACCATCCTACTCTTGCTGATGAAGGTGCGAGCGAATTAGTCGGCGCTAAACTTCCCACAGATCGTAAGCTAGAATTAAAATTTGTCAGAACTGCTATTGGTGTATGCTTTGATCCTTTGTTCGCTTGTGTAGTCGGCCAACGTGTTCTTACCCATCAATCTCAATCTGAATCCTTTTATGTGGTTCTAGATGAAATCCTTGATACTGATACACCCTCTGACGTATGGGAACAAATACGCATTCTTAAGGACCGTTACCTTGTGTCTAGAGTATTTTGTCCCACCATGCCTGATTCTATGGTAGAGGATCTTAGGCGTCTGGAAGGGCTTTCATTCTACTCGGATGGACTTGATGCGGCTGTTGCCAGTACTAAGTGGGCTTCCTTTGTATCTCTTGATACTGTGGCTGGGATCGTACCTAGAGAAGTTTCAGACTCTACCGTACAGACTGAATTGAACGCGCTACTTAATGAGGCCGCACTTGATCCGAAAACAGGGCAGGTTCTGGTGGGCGGTGATGGTGAGGTAATTCCTAAGGTTTTGTTCTTGGATGACTTTCCAGTTTATCGGACTATGCAAAGTGTGCGTACGAACAATCCTGGAGGCACCCACGCGCTATACCTGGCATTGAATGGTCTACGTGGATCTCACATTGATCGTACACCTCCTCCTGATCCTACGAAGTTTGAACCGAATACACGTCGAAATCCTACAGGCTACTAATGACCTTAGCTGAGCTCTATTCTTTCATTGACTGGACTGAAACTGAGCAAACTCTAGCACGGTGGAAGACACTTGCCATGCCGTCGATTGGGGTTGAAACACCTGAGGACTTTCAAACTCGATTTCGTTATGCGTTGTTGTTGTATGCTTTACCTACGGAAATTGTTGGTGAACAAGAAGGTTGGTCTATTGAACGTCAGCAATCTGCGCGTTATGCACTTGGTGCTGCTGGTGTGTGGAATCAAGTGGTGGATTATCTCATTGAACAAGGTTTTTTAGGTCCGCTCGAGGCAGAAGAAGCCTCTCAACTCACTTTATCTCTTGGAGATTGATTTATGCCCTTCGTACCGGAAGATGTACGCTTGTTGGATACTCGAGTATTGCTTCGTCGCGTTGATACAGGCGATGAACAGACTGTTGGAGGTATTCTTATTCCGGAGCAAGCTCACGAAACAGGTGATGCTGCTGAGGTTATTGCTGTGGGTCCGGGTACTTTGACGGATGAAGGAACTCGTGTGCCTGTAGATTTTGTTCCTGGAGACGTAGTTCTGATTAACCGGTATGCCGGGACTGAAGTTATCTCAGACGGGTCTACCTACTTAGTTATTCGTGAACAAGACGTGCTTGCCCGGGTCGAAGAAGAGGTGGCTTCTTGAGAGCCCATTGTGTATCTTTATATGAACCACTTGATACCAAGTAGGGTTATGTGAGCGAAACTCCGACTAATTCTGCATTTCCGGATTTTCAGATGCCACCGCTTCCGGTAGGTTCTGAAGAATCCGAAGAGGCTTCTGTGCCTGTTGCTCCTGAGTTTCCTGAGCCTGATCCGCTTGTTCTGAAAGAAGAAGAGCGAAAACAGATTGAGGAAACGATTGAGACTTTATATCGTAATTCGATTGAGTCTCGAGAATCCTGGAAAAAACGACACGAAGATTATGATTTGATGTTTCGAGGCGCATTGGACGCCCGAGGACCTGAGTCAGGCCCTTGGCCTGATTCGTCTAATCTTCATGTTCAAATGCCTTATTGGTTGATTGATGCGTACGCCACGCGGCTAACTTCGGGATTATTTTCGCAAACACCTCTAGTATCAGGGCATTATACTGAGGATGATGATGAAGAAGTTGCCAGGAATGCGGCTGATCTTGTAAAGTGGCATTTTGAACCTAGACGTATGAATGCTCGAAATGCCTGGCATCGGTTATCTAAGACTCGATGTATTCACGGACGTGCGGTGGGTTCAGTTCCTTGGGCGAAGGATCAAATTCGCTATCGAGTTTCAGGCTCTAAGAATTACGAACGTGATGAGAATGATCTTATTCTCGAAGATGCTGACGGTAAGCCAAAGTTCGTAGAGGGCGAGCCTCAGTATAAATTCCAAACAACACATGATGGTCCGTTGTTAGTTCCTCACGAGTGGGAAGATATTATTGAGCCCTTTGAGGGATCTAATCTTCAGCCTGTTTCTCAACACAATCCTCATGGAGCAGACTGGTTAGGAATTCGTTCTTGGGAGCCTTTGAGCCTTATTTGGCAGAAGAAAGCTTCTACCTACACGTACATTGAAGATGCTGAAACCAAGGAAGAGTGGATTGAACAAATGCCTTCCCAGGATCGTTCGGGAGGTCAGATATCTGCTCAGAACCAAACACCTGCTCGTCTAAGAGATCGTATTGAAGGGCGTAATCGAGATCGGCAGCAAATTGCTCGTTCGCCTCGAGCTAGAGCCAATCCTGAGTTTGAAACCCTTATGTGGTTTATGCCTTGGGAAGTTAAAGGCCCGGATGGCCCTGAAGAAATCGAATGCGTGTTCTTCTATCTCGTTGAGCCCAAGCGTCTTATCGGAGGTTTTCCTCTTTCAGACTTGCAGTGGATGGGGCGTCGGCCTCTGATCGAATTGGACTTTCAGACAGTTGGTAATCGGCGTCTTTCGATGGGTATCTGTGAGATCGTTGGAGACCTGTCTTCTGAGCTTGATACGATTCACAACATGCGTATGGACGTGGGGTTTGCCACGAACATGCCATTCTTCTTTTATCGAGCTACTTCGACCATTAACCCTGAACGAATTGTGCTGCGTCCAGGTAAGGGTATTCCTGTTGATGATGTGCGTGACATTCAATTCCCTCAGATGCAGAATGTCACCTCTTTTTATCACCAAGAAGAGCAGCTTCTTTACTCGCTCGTTGAGCGTGTTCTAGGAGTTACGGATCTTTTCTTGGGTGTTTCTCCTACTAAAGGTGCAGCAGCACGCCACGCTACAGGTTTTGTGGGAACACAGCAGGAAGCAATGGCGCGTACTGAAGAGATTATGGCGGGAGATGCCAAGGCATTTTCAGATCTCGCGCACCTTGTGTATGAAGCCGAAATCCAGTATGGACCTGATGAACGGATTATGAGGCTTCAAGGCCGCGAAGGGCCTCTAACTCAGACACTCTCAAGAAGTGAACTTTGGTTCCGGGGGGAGTACGATCTGACTTTAGGGGCAAATCACGGCCTTTATTCTTCTATGATGCGTCAGCAACAGGCTCAGATTCTTCAGCAGCAGCTTCAGGTATCTCCATTGATTAATCAGGACCCGGGACGCCGTTGGGAAGCTGAGCGGTTTATTTTCAACGCTTATGGATTTCCGAATCCTGAACAGTTTATTGGGCCTCGAGAGGCAGTATCCTCAGGAGTGCCTAAAGATGCACCTGAAGAGAATGGTGAGATGGATCAGCATGTTTACGGTATCGGTCAACCGGCCCCCGTGCATCCTTCGGATAACGATGGTGAACACCTGCGTATTCACATGGAGCATATAAACTCACAAGGGTTTATTTCAATGGGCAAACCGAATCTTACCGCCCATCTTCAACACATTCAGATGACTCAAGCACAAATGGTTCAGAAGCAGCAAGCCCAACAGCAGGCTCAAATGCAGGCTATAATGGGGGGCGGTGATCAAGCAGGGCAGGCCGGGCCTGGAGGCCAACCTACAGCGAACAATGTGGCTCAGTTGGATTCGGCTCAAGCAGGCGCAATGGGTGATGTAAGTGCTTCGCCCGCAGCAGGGAATGGGATTCCGTCTCAACCAGGACGCCCGCCAATGATTAATCAATAAGGAGAGCGCTTCATGACTACTGGAGTAACCGTTCGATCCCGTAAAGATTTCGTTTCGAATATAGCGTTTGAACATTTGTTAAGTGAGCTTATCGACATGCATCAAAGTGAATTAACTAAGCTTACGAATGACGCCAAAGAAGGCGATATACAAAAGGTGAACGTTCAGGGTGGTATAGTTGAAGGGGTTCACCGAGTAATTAAGCGTGTTGAGAATTATCGTTTAGCTGCGCTTGAAGATGAACGAAATCAAGGAGATTTGATTTGAACGCGCCTCCAGTAGTAGCTGATGAACTTCCAACGGCTGCGCGGAAAATTGTAGTAAATAATGTTACATCTGGAAAAGGCCCTTGGGTTCTTGTAAACCTTTCAGGACCTTCTCCAGTGGTTGTACCTTCTAAACTCCTGAATCGTACGGAATGGATAGAAGCATTTTCAGCGATTCAAAAAGCGAGTGAGTATGCAACTCGTTCATAAGGAAATAGAATTGTAAATGCAGTTGCGCTTACTTAGTATCATATAGTATTTTTAATGACCACCCTTATCTCAAATAGGAGAGATTTCCAATGGGTAAAGCACCTGGTTCACCGCGAAAGGCGTCCTCAGGCACCAAGGGAATGCCGCCCAAAGCCAAGTCCAAATCCACGGGCACCCCGCCCAAAAAGCGTGCGTCTAAGCAGTATTAAGCGCATAGGAGACTACCAAGCCCATGACTGATATTGCCGAGGTAGTCGAGGATGTAAGCGCGGAAGCAGTAGTAGAGGGAGAATCCTCTGAGCCTGTTTCTGAGCCTACACCTTCGACACCTTCGGAACCCCAACTTACGCCCGAACAAATGCGTCAGATGGTAACGACGGCGATTGAACAGCGAGATACTCAGTGGCAGGCAGAGATTGGTCGTAGGGAGCAGGCTGCGACACAAGCTGCTCAAGAAACTCCTCAGCCTGATCCAACTCCTGCTGCATCTTCGAACGATATTGATGAGCAAATCGCTGCTCTGTATACGGACGATAAAACGGGACGAGAGACTCAACGAGCAATTACAAACCACTTAAACCTTATGCTGCAAAAGCTAGGGATTTCAGGTGGTAATTCGGGTCTCACAGCCGAAGATGTTCAAAAAATAGCCGCTGAACAGGCTGGCACTGTTCGAAACGAAATTCGCTCGGGTTTAAGTGTGAATCAAGAGGTTGAAGAGCTAGTGACGGGAGGCGTTATTGCCCCTGCCGAGGCTAAAATGGTCCAGGCACGCTATTCGGAGACCCTAAGACAGCCCGGAATGCAAGAATCTGCAGCCGATCCGAACAATTCTTCTTGGATTATTAAGGGAGTTGTATACGATTTGGTAAAAGAGGGTAAATTGAAGCCTGGAGCCCCCAGAAAGCGTCCAACACCTGCGATTGCTCCTGGAGGGCCAGGATATAGCCCGGCTCCTGCTGCTGTAGACTCAGGTTCTTCACCTTTTAAGTCGATTCGAGAGATGGGTACCGATAAACTAAAGGCAATTAGGGAGCGTCATGGCTAAAGAAAGAGTAGCTGAAAAAGAAGCTGTTGAAACCTTGGAGGCTCCTGAGGCTCTTTCTGTGCCTAAGTTTCGTCAAGCTGTGGACTGGGCGGCTGAAAAGTCTATGGAGAATGGAGCTACTTGCGGTTGTTGTGGCTGGCGTCCTTGGGATGTAGGAACAAAAGAGCAAACCTTAAAGTCCTTGGCTGCACATATTCGACGCAAACACCGGGATACGATTATCGAACTATTCGATCATCAGGTGTTGGATCTGGGCGAACTTACTCCCTCGCCTCTGGGCGAGTCTGAGGAAGAAGTACTTGCTATGGCAGGTATTTCAGAGATTCGTGAACTAGATCATTTTGATTATTTTTCGATCCCTGAGGCAATTAAAGAACGTATGGAACAAGATGGTTCTGTTCCTAGGTTTGTACGCCAGGATCGCGTTGAACATTTTAAGCTTCAAGGTGCTAAGACTGTTGAAGGTGAAGGCGCTCATAATAATTCCACAGAGGATGGGGTCATTAAAGCAAATGAGCTTGTTCTTATGGAACTTCCGCATGAGTTGGCTGAGAAGCGCCGGCATCAAAAAGATGCTCGCGTTCAAGATCAGTTGAATGCTCGAGCGGAAGAAATGGCTGTTGCCCGGGATAAGTACGAACAACGTACTTACGATTATTTACGTTCGAATAGAAATCTCGATCATCAACAGGCAACACAAGTCTCTCGCGCTCTTGCTCAACGCCGGGTGCGCGAGGGTGGGGATTCCAACCTCGGATTGACGATTGAATCTCGTCAAGGGAGTGAACGTTACTAATCTACTCCGAAGTTGAAGTCCTTTTTCACCCGTAAACGCCTCACTACTTAAAAGGGAGACCACACGATGGCGAACACGGATCGACCACACGGCTTTGTGCCCTATGGTCCTTTGCTGCGTACCCGGCCTTATGATCAAGATTCTGGTGATGGTACGGCTATTTTTATCGGGGATGTAGTTGATATGGAGGCTGATGGAAACATTAGCCCTGCTGCTGTTGATTCAGTTGCTAAGATTGGGGCTGCGCTGACTTATTCGGCAGCTTCTACTGCTAATCCTGCTTCTGCGACTGCACCAGCAGATCCAGTTTTGGTTGCGGATCATCCGGACCAGCTTTTGGAAGCACAGGATGATGGTTCTGGAACTGTTGCCCAAAGTTTGATTGGCTCTAAGGCCGATCATGCTGCAGGGGCAGGCTCTACTACAACCCTGCTTTCAGGTCATGAACTTGATGCTTCTGATATGGATGGTAATGCTGCTGGTTTTGCCATTCTGGATATTGTAAATCGTCCTGACAATGAGGTTGCCGATAATGCCGACTGGGTTTGTCAGCTTAATACAGCAGAGGGCCTTTTGACCCTCGCTGCGGGAGTTTAAGTCATGGCAGGCATTGAAGCTACTGCGAATTGGGAGCAGCATACAACGCTCCGAGGCATTAATGACGTTATGTTCCATAAGTGGGATGAACGTAATGCTGTCGGTCGTATGCTGTTCAATGTTGAGGATTCTAGTCAGTACCGTGAACACACGCTGACGGTTGGTGGTATCAACCTGATGCAGCAGATCACGGAAGGTGAGCAGATCACTTACCTGAGTAACAACGAAGGCTTTCTCCAGACGTACACTCACCTTGATTATGCGAACGGCTTTCGAGTCACTCGTAGAATGTATCGTGACGAGATGTACGGTACGATTGAGAAGAGTGCTATGGAGCTTGCCTACGCTGCTGATGCGACTGAGGAAACTATTCTAGCGAATCACCTCAATCGTGCTGAGAATAGTTCGTATACGGGCGCTGACGGCGTCGAACTTTCTTCTCAGGCTCATGTTCGTGAAGATGGTTCCACGTATGCGAATGAACTTACTTCTGCTGCGGACCTGTCCCAGACTTCTTTGGAGCAGGCTTTTATTGACTTCAGCGATTTCCGCTCCGGCGGTGGGCGTCGGCTGACTATTCCTCCAAAGTACCTGGTTGTTCCTAAGGAGGAAGGTTTTAACGCTGATCGTCTTTTAGGCTCTCGTCAGATGCCTGAGGACAACACCAATGCGATCAACCCGCTTGAGGGTAAGGTTCAGGTTGTGGTGTGGCATTATCTCACCGACGCTGATCGTACGTTCCTTATGTCGGACAAGGAACATCATTCGATGACGTTGTTTACTCGTGAAGAGCCGTGGTCTGATTATGAGTACGACTTTGATACGAGTGATTACAAGACCAAGCTATCCTTCTCGCAGAGCTCCGGTTGGGGCGATCCGAAGGGTGTTTTCTGCTTGCGTGGTGCGTAAAATACGTTGAGGGAGGTGGGCCAAGATGAGGCTCCCTCCCTCATAGTACCTTTCGCGTCGGCAGGAAGTTCCGACGTATAATGCTAGCATGGATGCACACCTAGAGAGGCTTAAAGATGGCAAACTTGATTTTTAACCCGACCAATGGGCAGTGGATTAATTTGGACAAGCCTGGGGGTCAGGTATTTTTTGTAGACGGTGGTACACCCGCTTATCGAGGTAAGGGAGGGTCAGCGAACAATAGTGGTTTGCGTCCTGAACAGGCTTTGACGGGAACCACGACAAGCTCCAGTGATGGTTTGAATGCAGTGATGGATAAGGTTGTTTCGGGACGAGGTGACACCATTGCCCTTCTGCCCGGTAGTATTACCAACACTGCCGTCGTTACGGTTGATAAAGACGATGTGACATTTTTGGGTGTTGGAGATACTGGAGGATCGACACGCGCCAGTGCAATCGTTGGCAACCTCGCTTCTACTGGAGATGTCTTCGGTGTAACAGGCGTAGGCGTCACATTCGAAAACTTGCAGTTTTCGGCTACCACGGCTGCTTGCACTTCGCGTATCAATGCGGGAGCAGCGGGCCTTACGATCCGTAACTGCACCTTCCTTTGTGGCGGAACCGATCTTCTAACGATCACAGTTGAAGCGGCAGGCACGGATTTCACAGCCGAAAATTGTGCGTTTTACGTCACAGCTAACAATCCTGACTCCGCAATCAAGCTCGAAGGCACGTCTTCACGAGCTACGATCCGTAATAATGTTTTTGATGGTGGGACTAACACCAACGCTTGGGATATTGGAGCAATCAACTCCGGTGCTATCCACACAGGGTGTTTGGTGGAAAACAACACCAATCATGAAGGTCCGTCGATTATCTTTTCGGCGGCTGCAACGGGTATTATTCGTAATAACCACATGGGCGGACATACACTTGACGCTGCCCTTGATCCTGGATCTTGTTTTAGTTTCAACAACTACGAAGCTGATGCCATTGATCAATCTGGCGCACTTGAGCCGGGTACTGTGGCGTCGTAAAGTTTTTGAGAGGGGGGAAGGACTTCGGTCCTTCCTCTCTTTCACCCAATTACCCTCGGGTCCATTGAGTCCCGATCAAGGCGAAAAGGCTAAAAGATGGCTGCTCCAACTCCTTCCACATCGCTCTTCCAAAATGGAAAAGCGTTCGTGGCCTCTTGGAATGCGGTATGGTCAGATACAAATGGTCTGACTGATTCGATTGTTGTAAACGTATCGGATCTTGCATACACAAACCGTATTCGAATTTATCAAATTCATCTTGCTACAACGGCTGGGATTTCGGCCACCCTCGAATTCGATGATGCTTCTTCAGATGTCGAAATTTATCGGCATCCGATTGGCATAGTTGGGAACATTGTTCTCGATTTTTCGGATATTGGAGGTTTGATTTGGAATGGACTGACGGGTGGTACGGATACGGGTGATCTCTTGGTTACGTCTGATAGTCAGGCTTCTGGTGATGAGATTTCAATTCTTGTAATTGGACGTTGTTCATAAGGGGGCGTTTTGTCTGAGCTAGGAAATGTTCTAACTCCCTCGGCGATCCAAATGCTTAGTGCATTGATGGATAAGACCCAGACGCAGGGAATGAACACGCTTCCAAGTCCGAAGCCTCCACCTCAATTTCGGGCACCAGGTCGGCATTATTTGGAGCAGCGTATTATGTCCGGTGAACTGGGATTTGAACCGCCATTGGCTTTGGGTCATATAAAGGATTGGATGAATTTGCCGATGCGATTTAAGCCAGTGGCCGAACAAGCGCTATCGCCGTTAAAAAACACAGCGATGGGACTATCTGACGATGTCGTTGGCGAAGCGCTTCCAATCTCGCGCGATGCGTTGGTTCGTAGCAAGCTGGGCGATCTTGCAGATCGAATGTTTGGTATCGAATTCAAAATACCCAAAGAGGTCCGCGAAGTTTTGAAACAACACGACACGCTGGGATTTGATAGCACGGGTGAGGCCGCGTCAGCTATCTTAACTCATTTTGATTTTGCTAGACGTTGGGACATTGAGTCGAAAATTGCTCGAGATGTGCTGAAACGCTGGCGCGAAAAAACACTACGCGAAGTGCCAGCTTTACGTCGAGGGGAAGTGCGTACCCGTGAAAATATCCTTCGCGGGTACGGAATTGGCGAAGGGTAAACCTGCGGAGAAATAAGTTTATTTAAAATAGTTCCGTGGCAGTATATAAAACTACCTCGATTCGAGAAGTCTAAATGATCGATGTTTAAAAAAGGTCGTAAAAACTAATGGGCAAGACACTAGGAACAGTCGTTAATGCTGCCCTGAAAACAATGGGTGAGCCGGAGATTACATCCTTTACGGCTGCGAACATTCTTCAGCAACGACTCATTGAAGTAGCGAATAATGCCGTGCGAGAACTCTCCGATCAGATGGATTTTGATTGGAGACTTCAGCGTGCGATTATTACTACAGCGGCTTCGATTACAACGGATTCCTCTGCGCTCACAAACGGCTCTACCACAGTAACTTCGGTGGATTCTGATGGAGTTAACGCAAATTCATTTACAGGCGCAGCAGCAGGTATGTACTACCGACGTACGGGCGATCAAACGTCTTATTTAATTAGTTCGGTAGATACAGGCTCAAGTCCCGATACAATCACGCTTGAAACTGCTTACTTAGGCTCCACATCCACTGCTACAGGCTATCAAATCATTAAAGACACGTTTTCAGTGTCTACAGCGAACTTTGGTGAATTGGTTGTGGCAACGTATGGGGGGTCTCTAGCTAGCGGTGTTGGAGGTACAGGCCAACCTCCGTTAGTTCAAAAAACATTTGCGGAGTTGATTCAAATTGCAGGAGGGGATCGGCATCGAAATACCTCAGGGCGTCCACAAATCATCGCCGAAATTGGAGCGGATACTTCAGACAATCCCCAATACGTTCTGTATCCTTTTCCTGATGACAAATACCTGGTAGAACTTTGGTATACGATTGACTTTTCAGAAAACGCTACGTTCGCTACTGAAATGTTCGGTGCAGACGCTCCGGTAAGCGCGTATGATTTTGTCGAACATAAGGTTGTAGCTGCAGGCTTGGAGTGGGATGAGAACTATCAGGGTTCTGCCGTATACGAACAACGTGCTCAGCTAGCTATGATAAATGTGATTAAACGCGAGAATCGTGAACGAATCGACGTGGGATTTGACGTGGAAACATACAGGCGACAGTATGGGGTTCGTTATCCGGGGTCTTCTTCGACGTTGTTCGATATGCACATTCGTAGGACTTAATGAGTAAGAAACAACGTCGTCAGACTCCTCGTACAAATCACGGGCAAATGAAGAATACAAAGCCAATTAAAGAGAAGCTGACTGACCCTGATGAAAAAGAAGCACGTTACTTAAAACTTCGCACCAGAGATCGTTAATGCGTTCAGGTTACGACAATAGAGATCGAGTAGAGGTGCTAGACGGTGGTATATACCGTCTTATGGCCCAGAATAACCCGGAATTTCCCCGGGATTCTCTCTGGGACCTCTATAATATGGTTTATGAAAAGTCGTCGGGTGATCCTGAAAAGGCCCAAGGATACACGCAGTTAGGCACAAACACGGTGGCTGATGCGGTTTCTGGGTTGTTTGATTACATCGAAGGCACTGAGTTGATTGCCTGCTCGGAAAATGGCGGGGTATATAAACGTACAACCGGAGATTGGTCTACTGTCTCAGGGGGCGGAGCAGGTACGTTTTCGACCACGGATGATGTTCGATGGACTGGGCAAATGACTTTTGGAGCTACCACGAGTTCGAGGCTCTTAGTGATTTCGAACGGAGTGAATGCGCCTCAGAAGTACACGTCAGGGGCTGGGATTTCTGCGTTAGGTGGTTCGCCTCCCTCGACCGGAAAGTATCTTTCTTCATTTGCAGGTCGTTACTGGCTTGTTACTGGGGATACTTTGCATTACTCGGCAGCAGATAACGTAGAGAATTGGTCAGGTGGGGGAAGTTTTCAAGTAGACTACGGAACCGGTGATATTACGGGTCTGTATGTGTTCGGTTCACAAATGCTGATTTTTAAACGTAATAAGATTTTACGTTACGTAGCAGGAGACTCATTGGTTTCTGCTTCGATTTTGGACGTAACGAACGCAGCAGGCACGCCTTCGCACCATACAATTCAAGAGACCACGGGTAATTTGAGATCAGGTTCGTTGTTGTTTATGTCGGATGAAGGAATTCATGAGCTCCGGCCTACTCAAGCTACAGGTGCTTTTTACGTTACGAACACAGCAGAGAACATTAAGCCTATTCTGGATAATCGTGACGAGCGTTACTTCTCAACCTGTTGGGCGACGTATAACGCACCTCGAGGAGAGTATTGGTTACAGTACGGTATTTCGAACGCACGCCCTGATGAGGGGGTGATTGGAAATATGGCTCAGAGAAAAGCCCGTTGGACTACTCATGATATGCGTACGAAAACCGCTGGAACGATGTACTTAAGTTCGGGTAAGCGGATTCAGGTCATGGGAGATGGTTCAGGAAACGTATATCAGCTTCATGACGAATCGTACAATCGGGATGGAGCAGGTTATCGAGGTTTTGTCACCACCCCCGCATATGCCCAACAAGACCGCGCACGTATGAAGGTTTACGGGCGTACATTTCTAGATGCAGCAACTAATGGAACGTACCCAATTCTTTCGTACGAAACTTTGGGACGAAGCGCCCTGCCCGCACCAGCGGGAAGTACAAATTCTCCCTCAGGGTTTGGTGCAGTAGATGGTTGGGGTACAGGTGAATGGGGAGAAGCTGTTTGGGGTGGATACACAACTCAGGGACAGTGGTTTAGACCGAGCTCAGTTCGACGTGGTGCTTGGAAACGAATGCGTTTTGAGACTCTTGGTGCAGATCAATGGTTTCGGGTTTATGGTTTAGCAATGGAATACTCTTATCGGCGGGCCATTCTGGCTGCTTAGGAATTTAAAATGTCTGTAATATACGATAGCCTTACTAACCATTCGCCCTTAGATGGTACGAATACAGCGATAACAGGTGCGGCAGTAGATGCTAATCCGAACGTTATCGCACAGATTTTGGATGGAACTACAGCAACGGACTTGGCAACTTCGGGTATAGTGGATGCTCGATTTACTTCATCGCGTGCAGGGCTGCGTTTGATTACTACAGATAATGCGGCTGGGTCGATTTATCGAGGTCTTACAGTTGAGTGGGACCCAGGTGATGACGGAAACATGACGGATAATTCATCGGGTATTGGAATCAACTTTAAGATGCCCGATAGTGTAGATAATCAGGATGTTTACGCAGCGATTGACGTATTGTGTTTGGATGATGATACAACCACAGAAGATGGTGAGTTTAGTTTTAAGTTGGTGAAGGCAGGGACACTGACTGAGATAGCAACGTTGGCCTCTACAACGGGCCTGACAGTTGGAGTCGATGACACTGGTTATGATGTAAAGTTCTTTGGAGCAACTTCCGGCCAGTTCATGCTATGGGACGAGTCTACGGATGAACTGGTGTTGGCTGGAGACTCAAAACTGAGTTTCCATGATGCCGCTGGAGGCGAGAACATCATCGCCAGTTCGGATGGACATCTTGAGGTAAATGCCGGAACGACTTTGGATATAACGGCTCCTACGGTCGATCTAAATAGCGCTACTAAGTTCAACATTGATACGGCTGCTTACGACCTGAATGCGAGTGGAGCAGTCACGATTGACAGCGCAGGAGTATCCATTGATTCCAGCGCAGCCAGTAATCTCACAACCTCTGGAGGGGCGCTGACGGTCACTTCGGCGGCG